GCAGGCGCCGATCACGCTGACGGCCACCACTTCCGGCTCTGATTATCGAGTCCAGGAGGCCGCCGGCGTCACGGCGACGTGGAAGCCAGGCGCCTACACCTGGGCGCGCTGGGTGGAGAAGGCTGGCCCGATCCGCCAGTCGCTGGGCGATGGGCAGATCCTCATCAAGACCGACCCGGCGGCTGCCGTGCAGGGCTACGACGGGCGCTCGCACGAACGCAAGATGCTCGATGCGATCGAGGCGGTGATCGAAAGCCGGGCATCTTCGACGCAGAGGGAGATGGTGGCTTACACCATCGGCAGCCGCAGCCAGACGTTCGATGCGAGCGAGAGCAAGGCTGACCTGGTCGCGCTGCACTCGAAGTACAAGTGGTTGGTCGCGAACGAGGACGCCCGCGCGAAGATCGCCTCCGGGCTGCCGAATCCGCGCAACGTCGGCATCCGCTTCAACCAGTCGTGAAAAGGAGAGTGACATGATCTATTACGAGATGGAGGTCCGCCGCATCCTCGCGGACATGGCGAAACGCAGCGTCGCCGGCGCCCATGCGGCGCTCGACAAGCTCGATGCTGGTCCGATTGCCGAGGCGCAGCGCGCCGGCAGGAAGACGCCTGACGAGTATGTGGCCGTCCTGTTGGTCGGCGACGAGCTGGCCAGTTGCGCGAAGGACGTGCGCAAGGCGCTGCAGGAGATGGCGCACGCGAAAGTCCACGGTGCCGCGAAGGCCCTGGAGCGCCTGCGTGGTAACAGCGACGAGGCGATGCGCGAGGCCATGAAGGCCGGCGTCAGCGCCAGCGAGTGCGCCGCAAGCCTGGCGTCTTCGGAGGCGTGATGTTCGAGCAGTTGCGCTCGAGGATCGCGAGGCTGATCGCGCCAAAGCATCGGCGCCAGACGCGCATGTACAACTCGGCCAGGCCTTCACGCCTGGCCGGCGGCTGGGCGCCGAATTCGAGCGCCGACCAGGAGCTCGTCACCAGCCTCACCTCGCTGCGCGGGAGGGCGCGCCAGCTGGTGCGCGATGCTTCCTACGCCAAGCGCGGCAAGGTCATCGTGGTGAACAACGTCATCGGCGCCGGCATCGGCATGCAGGCGCAGGTGAAGACGACCCGCGGCGAGCTGAACGATCCGGTGAACGACGCCATCGAGTGGGCGTTCATCGACTGGTCCAAGGCCGAGAACTGCCACACCGGCGGCGTGCTGCACTTCCACGACTTCGAGCGCGCCATGATGGGTCAGATTTTCGAGGCGGGCGAGGTGTTCGTGCGCAAGCACCACCGCGCCTTCGGACGCTCGAAAGTGCCGCTCGCCTTGGAACTGATCGAGGCCGAGCGCATCGCGGACGAGACCGAGCCGGGCCCGGTGGATCCCGGGAACATGGTGCGCATGGGCGTCGAGGTGGACCGCTTCTATAAGCCCGTGGCGTACTGGATCCGCGAGCGGCACCAGGGCGAGTTCCGCCTCGGGATCTCGCGCAGCGACCGCTACGAGCGCGTGCCGGCCGACCAGATCTGGCACCTGAAGATCACCGACCGCTGGCCGCAGACGCGCGGCGAGCCCTGGCTGCACGCGGTGGTACGCCGGCTGCAGGACATGGACGGCTATTCCGAGGCGGAGATCGTGGCGGCGCGCGGCGCCGCGTCCTATGTGTGGTGGATCAAATCGTCGGAGGATCCGGCCAGCCCCATCGTGACGGCAAATGCCGAGAGCGGGGCGAAGGAGTTCGAGGTCGAGCCAGGCATGGCGAAGCACCTCGCGCCCGGCGAGGACATCGTCGCCAATACGCCCAACCGGCCGAACCCTGCGATGGACCCATTCATGCGCTACATGCTGCGCGAGGTCGCGGCCGGGATCGGCACGAGCTACGAGAGCCTGTCGCGCGACTACTCTCAATCGAACTACTCCTCGAGCCGCCTGGCGCTCCTGGATGACCGCGACCTGTGGCGGTACTTCCAGGCGTGGTTCATCCGCTCGTTCCGGCAGCCGCTGCATTGCGAGTGGCTGCAGCAGGCGGTACTCGCACGCGCAGTGGGGGCCGTGAGCGCCGAGGCCTACGCCAACGATCTGGAGCGCTACGAGCTGGTGCGCTTCAAGCCGCGCGGCTGGAGCTGGATCGACCCGTCGAAGGAAGTGGACGCCTACGTGAAGGCGATCCGCAACGGCCTCACCACCACGGCGGACGTGATCGCGAGGACGGGCGACGGCGCGGACCTGGAGGATGTGCTCGAGGGCCGCGAGCAGGAGCTCGAGATGATGAAGGAGAAGGGTTTGGAGTTCGACACCGACCCGAACCGGACGGCGAGTGGCGAGGAGGCGGCGCCGGCGCCGGTGCCATCGCCGGAGCCCGCGCCGAAGCCTGACGACAAGGACGACGACGAGGAGGAGGACCAGTCCGCGAAAGACGCACGTATGCTGCGTGCGCTAGGGGAGGTGGTTGCCGGGGCGATCGCGGCGGTTGGCGGTGTTGTCGCCGACGCACTTCGCAGCCAGAAGCCGCCGCAGCTGCTTTCGACGTTCAACAACTACGTCGAGTCAGCAAAAGCGCCCGATGTGCACAACCATATCTCTGCGCCGACCAACATCGAGAACAAGACGATTGTCGACCCGACGCCAGTCAAGATCGAAAACAAGATCGAGCTTCCCGCCGAAAGCGAAAAGCCCGAGAAAAAGAGAAAAGCGCCGGCTACGGGCGCAGGCTAATTAAAGTCACGACTTCGCGCCGTATGGCGGCAGGTTCTTGTTTGCCGCTGCAATTGCCATGGCGATGTAGTCGGGGACCTTGTTGGTCTTCGACTCCCACAATTGAATCGAGCGACGAGAGCAGCCGATCCTCATAGCAGCGGCCTCCTGGCTGAGGCCGTGCTCTAGGCGCCACTTGCGCAGTTGCGCCCCGGTCATCAGGAGGATGCGGCGAGACGTTTGGTTTTCTTGTCGCCACCGGCAGATGGAAGGCGAGTGTGGAACTCTGCCTCGAAGATGTCCCTGGCGAGCTTGAGCTGCTCGGCCTTGAGGAACTTGCCCGCGATATTGGCGAGCGAGTCCGCGGCTTCGCGCTTCACAGTGCCGGATTTGAATTCGTCGTAGAGCGTGCTCATGTCCTGCTGGATGTCGGTGAGGTCTTTCATGTGCAGTTTTCCTTTAGTAGGCGTAGTACCTTCAAATGTTGACGTTTTGCATCGATCAACTTTATGGTGATGCAGCACAGCGGAACTGGCTGCTTCTGTTTTCGCAGTAGGTTCTTGATGTATCCATCACTAAGCATCTCAGCATTAAGTCGCGACCGAAGTTTGGACTCGTGGCGGATTATCTCGCCGAATTTTTCGTACCGCCTAGCGCGAGCAGCTCTGCGCTTTGCGGGATCTCTACAGATTCGACTCCAAGGGCCTTTTGGCTTTTGGTCAGGCCTTGGCACAAGTGTCGGCTTCGCCTTCTCGCCGTTCGCCTTGCGCAGGTGTCGTTGTGGATCATTAGCAAATGGATAACGCCCTAGCAGTACGTAACGTGCCTGCTTAGCCGCGAATGACCGATCCAAGAATCCATAGGGATCTGGTGCTGGCGGTGATTTAGGCATTGGCCGCAAGAGTGTACTGCGCATTAATGCGCTTTGTCAAACAGCGCATATATACGCAGCGAGACACGGCGTGACACAGCGAAATTCAGCAAAGCATAGGCAAACACAGGCAAACACAGGCAACAACAGCCAGCAAGTGCCAAGGGCCCGCATCGTCGGGCCCTTTTCTTTGGGAGGTAGCGCATGGAAACATTGCAAGCCCTGAAGCTCCCGCCACTCAGCCGCGAGATGCCGGATGCTGGCCTCGAGGTGCGCGTCGGCGAGGACAAGGTCACGCGGCTCAGTTTCTCCGCCTCGAGCGAGAAGCCGGTCGAGCGATGGTTCGGCGAGGAGATTCTCTCGCACGACAAGAAGGCGATCCGCCTGGAGCGCGTAAAGCGCGGCGCCATGCCGCTGCTCTTCAATCACGACATGGGCGACCCGATTGGCATCGTGGATGCGGCGCGCATAGAGGAAGAGCGGCTAGTCGTGGATGCGCATCTCTTCGATACCGAGCGCGCACTCGAGGTCGCCTCGATGCTGCGCGGCGGGCTGAAGAACGTCTCCATCGGCTACCGGCTGCACGTGGTCGAGGAGGACAAGAAAACGGGCATGTTCACCGCCCGCGACTGGGAGCCCTACGAGGTTTCCGTCGTCACCGTACCCGCCGACCCCACGGTCGGCATCGGCCGCGCGATGGCCGGAGAAGAGATCGAAGTTCGCATGCTTTCACAACCGGCGGCAGCCGCCGCCACAACCAAAGGAGTCCTCATGGACCCGAAGCCCCAAGCGTCGGCGGCAGACACCGCCGTGATCGATCCGAAGCCCAACGCGCAGGATGAGGCCGTTCAGCGC